CTTGTAAGATCACCGTGGAAAATCTGTTCATCGAAAACAGTAGGAGGGAATAGTTCAACACCATTCGCCATAAGTCCCACAGGTCTATTGTTAACATCTCTTTTATTTGGATCATCAAATAATTCTTTTTCCTTAATAACAGGATACTTTCTAAGAATTTTTTGATTCTTAAGTGTCTTATTCTCCCAACCAGATTTATAAATGTATTGTCCAATTGTTCCTGTTTTAACTGCAATGTACTTTTGAGCAAATACGTCAGATCCACTGAATGAAAGATAGAAGTCAGTTTGGTTTACCTTAGTTACAAAGTAAATACCAGTTGTGATGCCACTATTAGTTGTATTGTCCCAATAGATCTTATCTCCAGTCACATAGTTGTGTGGAAGCAAACTAGTCCCTGCGGCAGGGTCAAAGGCGGGGTCATAAGACTGTATGGTATAAGTAAACCCACCACCAAGTAAAGGTGTGCCAAATCCGTCTACAACCTCAATAGAACTAGTCTTTACGAATACCTTATTATCAGTTGCAAAGATTGGATAGTTAGGTAGACCAGATGATGCTACATAAAAGAACTTTTCTTCTTTGTCAATGTAACTATTCTGAATACCAACTGTAAACTGATCAACACCAGCAAAGTAATTTGAGTTATGAGATGCCTTTGTAACTGTTTTTGTAATTTTAGAAGGATTGGTGGGCACAGCACCAGTAGTTTGAACAACTATAGTGTTTGAGTAAACTTGTGCTGTATTTGTTGCATCATATTCAATTTGTTTGACTGTAATATTGACTTCATCGCCAAGATCGTTTCTTAACTTTAAAATTTCATCAACATAGAAAACACATAAGTCAAATATCGTAATTCTAAAGGTATTGACGTTTACCTGACTGATTGTGGCAAGATTATGACTTGAAGGTACGTTGTATATCCAATTATTGAACTTTGGGTTATCTGCTAGATCTTTACCAAATGAAAGTAACTTAAGACTATCCCCAATTTGCATATTTGATGATGTAGTAGTGTCTACTTCATCAATAACGTTGACAAGTCTGAATTGTAGTAAAGATGTTTGTCCAAATCCAGCATAAGCATAAGCAAGTTTGTTCTCAAGAACATCTGCACCAAAAACTAGAGATGTTGTGATACCAGTGACGTTTAAAAACTGGTTTACTGTCTTATCGGTATATCTGATGTTTAGAAAGTTAGCACCTTCTCTTGGTTTTACCAAAAGTGTACCACTTTGTCCAAATCCGACTGTAGAATCAACAACAAGAGAGGTTGCGTCTGATGGAGTGATCTCAAGTGCTTTTGTTTTTCCAGGCACTTGAAAAGATCCGTCAAATGATGTTGAGTCAAGTGATATTTCGTAAAAATCAACTTGATTGATTGGTCTATACTCTACATTGTAAATTGAAGCACTCGCAGTTCCAATTCCAGCGATATCTTGATATAAGAAGTTACCAATAGTCTCTAATGGCTGTCCACCAAACAAGTTTTCAACTAAAACGTGCTTAGTTTTGAAATATACATTATCTGAAGGAACTAATGTTCTATCAATTGGTTTTATAAGTTCAATTTCTTCACCATACAAAAGTTTGAAGAGAATTTTATATGAAGCATCGGTTCCCTTTGCCATATAGAAGTCTTTTGCTCTGGTAAGCACATTAGTAATCGATGTACCAGTTGTAAAACTTCTGTTTTCAAAGCCAGGTAAAAATTCTGTTTTAAATTTAGTAAAAAATTCTTGTAAGAAAAGATTACTTAAGTTGGTTACTGTAGAACCAGAAAGATGAACCGCACCACTGGTTTCGGCAAAGTTTGCAAACTCAGCATCGTCTTCTTTTGATATTTGATCTATGCCACTGAATCCTCTAGCGCAGCCAAGGAACTGAGTTTCTGATTTTCCAGTATATGTAATTACTTCGTTGTCAATTTTCAACAAACCGTAAGTATCGGGCCATCCATCTGTTGATATAACTGATAAAGTAGTATCACCAGCAAAACATGAAAGAGTTAAGGTTGTAGAAGCTATAAGTGTCTCATCATTGAACGCACCAATCTTCCGATACTCCGCCAGATTACTGGCCAAGTCGGTCATACCAGATTGGTGTTCCTGTGATTCGTAATACTGTTCTAAAAAACTCTTGAATAGAGGTGATTCCTGATTTAAGAACTCAGGAATTTGAGATTCTATTAAATGAGAGATTTTTACTCTTTTAATATCCGTCATTTATCTGGTATAGATTGTTTCGCTAGCATAACTAGATGTTTTAACGTATGCAGTAGCAGAAGTATTCTCTCCAGAAGATATAACGTCTGGTAAGGCATTTACTGTACTATTAGGAACGTTTAATTGTAAATACAAATCTTTTAAAGCAATTACATCATTTGAATCGGGTATTGCTTCAACTTCAATCACTCCACTTGCAAGTGAAGCTCCTGTTATATTTACCACATCCAAATTAATCTCTCCGTGAACATAGTCCACAGTACCAGCGTCATTCTTAACAACTAAAGGAAGGTTATTTACAAGTTTAAAGAATACTATCTTTCCAACAGTCGTCCCAGCAGTAGGAATGTCACCCAAATACAAAGTTCCGTCAATACCACTGACTGTAAATCCTGTGGAACGTATGCCATATCCATTTGGTTGGTCATAAAACCCATTTCCGTAGCAAAGTTCATAAGTTGCAAAAGTATTTAACTCAGGGAGTATATCTCTTCTCATTTTCACTCTAGTAATGTTAGATGTGATACCTCTAGAAGAATCATCTATTAATCCAATAACTTTACTATACTTAAATCTACCACCAAATGAGTTGATGTCTGATGATTGTGAATATGTAGTTAGTGTCTTAGTCACAGAAGTAATTAATTCAGATACTTCTGATGTTGCGTTGGTATTATAATAAACGGTAGTATCGACTTCAACATAAAGATATTTGAGATCAATAATTTCTGGCTTAATACCAGCAATCGAATATTGTTTAAGTTGTCTTGAAATATCGTCCTTTGTAATCTGTGAAAGGAAAGCACCATCTTTCGGTTTGATAGAAATAAAGACTTTTCCATACTCAGGTGGATCTAATTCCTCTCCACCGTAGGCAGTCACAGAATCAACGTTAGGATACACGAATGGAATTATACCTGTGTAGTCATTTGCGGTTACGGCACGGTATTGTGAGGAGTATATACGAGGCGCCAAGTATTTGATCGTACTTATGTCTTCAATGTTGTCTCCATTTTCCGATTTTTGACTTGTTGTCAATACAGACATGCCAGAAGTGATAGTTGTATCAGTATCATCTCTTAAAATACCAACAAATGAGAAATTTCTAGCTCCATTTCCTAATTTTCCGTTAGTAACAATATACGTTACAGTAATAATTGCTCCAGCAGGCGGTTTTTTACCAATAATTCCATCTCCAAATAAGATTTCATATTTTTCATCTTCAATTTCTTGAATTAGGAACAATTTAGAGGTCGAATCGACTTGTAAAATGTTATTATAGAGTGAATAAATCTCATTTGTCGTAGAAGTGACCGTAACACGAATGGAAGTAGCGTCAATATTCGCATTTGGAAGCACATATCTTTGATTTGGTTGAGAATAATCAATTTGAAATGTTTTTTGGAGATATATTCCTTCGTAAATTCTTAAATTATCAAAAGTTGCAATATTATTAACACCAGTTGTCGCCACAAAGTCATCTGGAATGGAAAAAATGTAATTACTTCCCTGTTGAACACCCAATGCCACTTGTCCAGCTTTCAAAGTTACAATTTTTGTGTCATTTGTTGACAAGTCTACACTAAAATTCACCACAGCTTGTGCAGATCTAGCTGATCTAGGTACATAACCAATATTTCTTGCTAGTGATACTACGTTTTCACGCAATGTCGCACTGTCGAGGAAGCACTCGTTAACTGCCATGTTGGTATTGTAAGCAGTTATGTAAGAGTTGTATGCTAAAAGATCAATTAAGGTCGAAAAGTTCGATCCTTCAAAGTCAAAATCAGCAAATTCACTGTTTACACGAAGATAGTCTTTGATTTGAGCCCTAAGACTAGCGAAATCTAGGTTCGTAAATTGGTTAAATGACATTATATCCTAGTTGATTGAAGAATAAATTCTATATTTTGTCTCGGAATCGATAATCCGACAATATCATATGCAATTTGCACTGTTAATTCGTTAGTATCTAAGGGATAGACAACTTTAATATTGACTTTGGCGATTCTAGGTTCAAAGTTTTCAAGTAAAATCCTAATATCGTCTTCCAAAACCTGAGCATTGTCAGGATCTGCTTGTTCAAAGAGAGAATCTTCGACAGCACTACCCAATATAGACTCGAAAAATCGTTCACCAATCCTTGTTCTTATCAAATTAGTCACAGATCTCTTAATGGCATTCTCATTCGTGAACACTCCAATGTCATCCGTTACAGGATGTCTGGTAAAAGTCAAACTTATGTCTTTAAAAGGTTGACTTGATATGTCACGTTGATCGATTTTTGCCATTATTCTTCAAGAAGTTTCTTCTTTTTCTTGTCATTTAGATGATCTCCTACGACTTCTCGCAAAATATCATCCGCTACCTCTTCCTCTGGTCGAGGATTGATGTAAGAACTCTCACTATTTTTAGGTTTTATGTAAAAATCTTCGTAAGATTTATCCCAGTCTTCCATTCTCATGGCTATTATACTATTCAAATTCTATTTAGACACAAAAAAAGACCCTTTTAAGGGCCTTCTAAAGTTTTTTAGATTCTTGTTAACCAGCAGCAAGTGGAGATTGTGAATCATTTGTGTTTGCAGCAGCCTTTTTTCTTGCCTGAGCACTCACATCATACTGTCCAACTAAACTTCCACTAGCGAATCCCTGACTTTCGACATTATGGGGTGCTAATTTTGGATTTGAGTCTGCCATCTTTAACCTTTTTCTTTTTATTTATCTATTTGAGCTCTTAATCTGCCAGGAGAAATACCTTCTTCGAGGTAAAACTGCAATCTAATGTCGGCTTCTTCCTTTGTAAGACCCACATCTTGTTTAGGGTCGTTGACACACCACCCTGATGTGCCTAATTCTACGACCTTGTACTTGACATCCATTAGATTATCCTTGTCTTCTCATGTCCTACACGGATCTTAGGATCAATCCAGATCTCCATACCCGCTTCTTTTGCATCAAGACAGAATGAAACGTCCTCTCCACACATATCTTGTACATCACCTGATTCAAAGACTTGCATCTTAGGAGCAAACCAAGGATACTTCATCTCTGCATGTTCAAATACACCGTTCTTCACGAGTAACCAACCGAAACCAGTATAGTCAACTGTGAATGGTTTACGTCTACGAGAGATTGACTCGATAGTTTCGTGATTCATCACTCCACCATTCTTAGCAAAGTCGTCTTCTTCTAACCAATGTGCAACAGATGTTGTCTTGCCATCTTCTGTACAATACCAACCTCCAGCAATGTCCTTCTGCATCCATACTAAACGATAAAACTTTTCTGTATCGAATACGATGTCTGAGTCTATCCATAACTGCCAGTCATATTTTAGTTTTCCATCCCAAGGTATCTGGTCTGGGCCTCTTAATACGTTTGCACCAAGGCACTTGCATCTTGCAAAGTTAACCATTGATGAGTAGTCCTGTGAGATCTGTATACTAGATCCATTCTGAACAAGGTCAAAGCATAGTTGTACGAAGTTCTTTAAGAAAATATAAGAGACTCCTCTTCCTGGCAGACAGAAAACTATTGCTTTACCTTTCGCTAATGCCTTTGCCTCTTCTAAGTTAAAGTCATCTTCGACTTTCTTAGTTTTGGGGGCATTTGCTTTTACTGTAAATCCTTTTGCCATAACATGTTGTAATTACATTATTAAGTATACCACGGTCAAATCATTTTGTCCATAGTGTTGTATTATATATGTTCTTTCCCCGAACCTTTTTTGAGAAACTCCTGACTATTACAGGGGCCTAGTGGCATATGTTGTTCATAAATTCCGTTAAGAACCATACTGTTCAGTACGATGTCACCCGATACCGACAATCTTTTTTCGTCTGTCAAGAAGTGGGGGTAAACCGCATGATACAGGTCACTTGGAAACACTAACATGTGCCCTGCATTATATTGTTTCTCCAACTTCCAATTTACTTTTCTCATTCTACCTACGATATCAGTATAGGTTAGAATAAAATCCCCTGCCTCTGGGTGCATTGTATTCATAACTTTTTGTTCTACTTCTGCAACAGAAGGTATCTTCAACCAGATTACAAATGACCAAATAGCATCATGATTATGTAATGCTTGATATTCTCCGATACCAGTATAATTTGCCCAGAACTTCTGAAACGTAAGATCGTGAATATGTGTGGACTTGAGTTTTTCTGGATAACCAAACTCTATGATATAGTCGTTGATAATTAGATTTAAAACTTCTTTCTGAAATCTGTTATCATCGTCAATCAGCATCCACTGTTGCTTTCCATTATCAGGTTCGTATTTTTCTATCAGATGATGTAGAAGATCTAAATGATTCTTATCTAATGTAACGTCTAGAATACCATAGTTAGGTAACTCAACTTTTTTAGTCTCCATTTTTGACTATCCTGATGTCTTCTTTACGACTTTCATCATCAGGGTAGTGATTAAAAAAATCTCTTACATGTTCCATCTTACTTTTTACGTCTTGGCCTGGAACGTTCTCCATAATTAAGTAATCGCCAATGTATACGTTATAGGTACTCATCTTCCCAAGTTGCCATCATATCCTCTAAGTCCTTACGGATGTCAGGGTGATACATGAGGTGATTATCATGCTCTAATCGGAAAGAGAGAGATTCGTAGATGTATTCTAGTTCCTTGACATCAAGGTCAATATTCATTGTTTCTTGTAATTCCATTATGTCATTATCTATACATTTGAGTTTTTAGGTTTGGCCACTGGATTCAATACTTCTGTTGGAGCTAGACTATTCAAAGCAACATCTCCAGCCAATGCAATTCGATATTCAGTAGTTGTGTAGTGTGGGTACACAATATGATTTAGGTCACTTGGAAAGAACAACATTTTACCTTCTGCAGCTTTTCCCAATACCCAGTTTCTCTTTTGTATTTGGCCACATGTATCGGGATATGCCAATACAAAGTCACTGGCCTCAGGACGAAAACCAGGCTGTGTCTGTCTCACTTCTTTTCCTTCAAAGGGAACACTTAACCAAACTACAAACGTAAAGATACCTTGATGGTCATGTATACTTTGATAGTCTCCATCGTGTGATGCACGACACCAGAAACGACTAAATGTCAGTTCGTGATTATGTGTAGTCTTTTGTTTGAATGGACAACCGTATGCCTCAAAGTATTTCTCCGTACAGGGCATCAACACATTTGATTGAAATTGTTTATTATCGTCATGCAACTCGAATTGCTTATCCTCTAGACTCTCAATCTTCAGTAAATGATTTCCATCCCAAGTCGCACCTTTGGCATACTTATGTACTAAAGTCCACAGGTAATCAACATCCTCTTTTGCCAGTTCTCCTTCTATTACCCCGAAGTTTGGCAAATCAACGGACTTACACTTCATAGTCTTTCCCTATACTTCTTTCTTCCGAGTACTACCTTCTCCATCATGGCATCAGTATACCTTCCTATGTAATATCCCTTCGCCTCCAACTGTTTGGACGTATCGTCCAACGCGGTAATTTTTTGTATCATGACAATGGTAAACATCTCATCTATCC